GCCTTGAGTAGCTGCCTGCTTCTCAGCCTCATTGATGCGGTCGATCTCTTCCTCTGACTTAAACACCTCAGCCGGGTCGACGTGCTGCGCCTGCAATGCTTTCTCGAATAGCTTCTGCGTGTCGAGATACTTACCGTAGATCGGATTAGCACCAGCGGCCAATAGGTTCAAGAACGATTGGTTCTGGATATCGCGCACCATGAGAGCCGATGAGCCACGGGCGTCGATGGTGAAGTCGCCTTTGATCTCTTCGTCCTCGTTGTACATCATGTTGTAGTCGTAGTAGCGGCGGATATGCGGCTCGGTAACCATGTCATCGAACTGCTTGACCAGTCTACGCAACACCACGCTTGCGCTGTTCATCAGCATTTGCATGCCACCGACAGTGTCTGGCGCTGCACCCTTCTCGCCTTGCATGATTGTCGGCACACCGGTCTCAGCGTCAGCCAGCTCGGTAGCCATCTTGATGATGCCTGCCAGCTCGCCTTGATGGCTATTAAACTCAAACGTCGCAAAGGCTTTCCGCACGTCGTCCATGTCATCCGTTGCGTACCATATCTTACGAGCCGACAACTCCCATCGCTTATCGGCTGGCTGGATGACGGACGGCTTAACCACGATCTGCGGACCGGAGGTAACGCCTGAGTTGTCCATCATCTGACGCCATGCGGCATTGAGCACTTTCTGCTGTGAGCGCATGAGGTATGGAATGCCATAACCCCAGACCGATCCGGCAACCTTCTCCCAAACGTAAAAGTCGTAAGGCAGTTGGCCGTCGTCTAGTGGATTCAGGAATGCCTTGACCACGACGCTGTTGATCATCACCACGCATGCGCTGATTGTACGAAGCTCATCATGCTCACCGACATCAACGTCAGCTGCTGCAAGGTCCTCATGCTCGACCTCACCCCAGTAAGTCCACATCTCGTAAACGTCGCGGGCCATGTCGCGCTGGTCTTCGTCTTTCAACTCTTCCATCGTTGCCGACTTCTTCGGGCCTTCTTCAAGCACCTTGCGCAATTGCGACTTCATGAAACCCGGCTGCTTGGCTAGATCGCGAACTTGCTTAGACGTAAGTTGCTCACGCTCGTACAAGCCACGGCCGTTATGCACACTCTCACCGCAACCCGGGTCAGGCCACACATTACGCGGGTCGATGCGGAAGGTAGCAGGTGACAGCTCGTCGACGATCTCGACTTGGTGCACAGTCTGGCCAGTGGCATCGGTGTAAGGCTGCCATGCTTTGCGGGTGCGATTGGTAACAATTGGACCCTTGATAACGCCAGTGCCAAGCACTGCAGCGTCGTGAATCATCTTACGCAATTCGCCGTTGTAGCCACACTCGACCAACTGATCGTCGATCTCGGTCTGCATGGCCAGTGCTTTCTTGTTCGCCTTGTCCATGATCTGGCGGGCAAGGTCTTTCATCCGCATCGGCTGGCCGGCTGGATTCATTGGCGGTGGCATGCCGGTTGCTCCGGTCTGCTCCATCGCCATAGCACCGAGACCCTGCTGCGGCATTGGTGGTGCTGGCGGCATGCCGGGTTGCGGCATCTGTGGCGGCATACCGGGTTGCATCTGTGGTTGCATGCCGGGTTGCATGCCGGGTTGCATAGCAAGTTGCTCACCGGCTAGGCTTTCATCCTGCGACATTCCTACCAGCTTCGGATTAGGTGTCGGCTGGATACCCCAGTTGCGGTCATCCGTTGGTAGCAGGATGTCAGCGATCCGAGCCTCTGCTGCGTTCGTCTTCTGACGTGTCATGCCGATGAAGACGGTAGACCGATGCGGCTTAGCGCCTTGGGTCGTGACAGGGTAACCTTGCTCGACGGACGTCATCATCTGGCTGGCTGCCTTGTTGACGTTGTCCTTGGCGTTGTACTGATCCTCGTCCTCAAGCCACCGCTTGTCAACGCCATAGGCGTAACGAGCACGAACCCACTCATCACGTTGAGCGGCCATCGAATGGCCAAACGCCTGCAAACGCTCTTGAGTTTTCTCGGCTTCTTCCTCGGGAGAAATCTCTTCGATCTCTACGTCGATGTCTATTGGATCAGTTGGATCAATCATTTTTTACCTTTTCTTTATTTCGCGTAACGGCCTCTTCGTTCCACATACGTTTTTCCGCTTCGCGAATCTCTTTCGCTCTTAACTTGCCAATGTATTCCGACCTATCCTTCGCGGCAGTAACAGCCTCGTCAACCGTTTTGAATTCCGGGAACCGCCAACCTTTTGTCTTTGCGTCATCGACGTTGCGGATGATCTCCGTATAGTCCTCATCTTTGCGCGGATCGTACCGCTTACCGTTCCAGACCGTTGGGAAATTTACGTACTTGTCCCCTAGCTTTTCAGTCGTGGATAGTTCGGTATGCACCCCCTCTTTGTCCGTGACAATAGGCCGGGTCAAATCAACAGGATAACCCTGCCGGTCAACCGTTTCGGTCTTCTTCCCTTTTGGCATATCAATACCCCATCTCTTGATCGAAAATGCCGAAGCTCGCCACTGGGGCGATTCGGTTCGTGCGTATTCTAGCCTCAGCCTCTTCCTGTGTCTTTGCGAATCGGCGCATCATCATGCCGTACCTAGTCGCTGACATCAGGTCATCCGTCATCTTGACGACCAGTCCATCCTTGCGGTGATACAGGCGGAACTCCTCAAACCAATCTTGTAGATGGGCAAACACCTTCAACCGCTGGGTCTGCATGCGTGCCAGCATCTCGGCTAGGCCAGCCTCGACGCCGTTGCTGCCATCCTCGAACATTGCCCGATCTTTCATCAAGACAAGACCCTGATCGCGGTATTGCTTGGCCAGCTGTTCGCCGCTGCCCTTGTCACGTTGCAGGCCATCATGCGGCCATGCGATAGGCACCCATTCGCCTCGAGCTCGAATGCTTGCAGCGTGCATGATGATCGACTGGTCCTTGACCCGGTAGCAGTCGGTCACGTAGAGCACATCATTGTCACGGTCCCACGCCATCCAGACCGCAGCGGTCGGGTGGTCGATACCGAAGTCAAGGCCGACGACTCGTGGCCAATGAGGTGGGATCGGAAACGCTGTGACCTTGATACCCTCTTCAACAATTGGGAACACGCGCCCTGATCCCAGAATTGGAATACCCTTGGCCCGTGCTTCGCGCTCATGCTCTGGATAGCCTGCAATGATCGCTGCCCGCTGTTCAGGCGTGTAGTGCTCCGCATCATCGATGGTCATCGTCGTGACGTGGCTTGCGGCCGGCTTCTCAAGCAGGTACCGCTTCACCACCTCTGACATGCCAAGCAGTGGCGTAAACGTCACAAAGACCTGACCGGCTGTTGCGTTAGTCCGTGTCAGGCCCTCAGAATAAATTGGGAGCGGTGGCTCTTCGTCAAACCATACGAGGTCAACCGTGTCGGCCTGCCACTTCGTGCGGCCCTGATCGTATGACAAGAACTGCACCACAGAGTCCTCACCACAAATGTGGCGGACCACAATGCTTGATACGGCGTCAGGCACACCCTGCTTCATCGACGTGTCTTTGACACAGTCGTAGGGTATAGCGCCAGTGCCCCACTCTTCCCGCATCTCTGGCGGACCAAGCAAAAGACGCTGCACGCCTTTGCGCGTTAGCTCCGCTGATTCTGATCCGACCATTGACCGGATAGCGTAAGGGAACCGCTTACCCTTCCACCAAGCAGGGTAACGACCGGTCAGGTGCATAGCGACCTCATACGCACCGGCCCATGTCTTGCCAAGCTGATTGCCTGCCATGAATAGCCGCTCACGGTAATCGGCGCCAGCGTTATGAAACTCTACCTGCTTCGCATAAGCATGGTAGGCGGCCAGCTTATTACGCTTGGCCCGGATATCTTTCAAACGCAGCAACTCGTACAGCTCTCGCTTTTCCTCAGCGGTTAGCAGTGACGTATCGAGATTGGCCAGATTCATTTTGCGGCCCGGGCAAGTAGCATTGCCAGACGCTGATCAAGCTGTTCGCTTGATAGCTCAAGGCTGCCAGACATCTTGACCTCAATGGCTTTCAGCTTCGGCTGCGTGTAGCTCAGTATCTCCGACAACATCCGCACCCGAACGTCGGCATCAAGTTCGTACCGACGCGCTGGCTGGCCAGTATGCGGGTCGATGACAACCTCACCGTCCCCATCGACAATCGGCCGGCCCTTGAGAATGCGTGCAAACTCAATCGCTGGATCGAGCCCCTCTTCTATCAATGCCTCAGAGACCGCAGTCAGATTGATTCTGAGCGGGTGCTTGATCCCTGAGCTTTTACGCATAGCATGCGCTCGACCAGTCTTAGGACCTGCGTCCTCAAGGTCTTCAGGCGACGCCAGACGTGGCGGCGCTCCGTTTAATTCAGCTAGCCTTTTTGGCCTTGTTTTTACTTTTGCCATCGCTCATTGCCCCTCTCAACAAACCACCGTCATCATTCCTTGCGCTGCCAAGCGGGGGTCTTCATTTCGACCCCATCGCTTTGCGGATGATCCCGGGCTTGGCCGTCTTTGCTGACTCCTCAAAGTCGGTTTTGCTCGGTGCGCCTTTGTCGCCGGGCTGGCGCATACGTTCGCCCGAGCCAGAGGCTATGCGTGCCCTCTTGGCTTGGATGTTAGCGTACAGGCCGGCCGGCTTCATTCTTCTTCATCCAAGTCGGCGTCTTCCCGTTGCAAATCTTGAAGAATTTCTTCAGCTCCGCAAGTGCAAGGGCCGTCTTCATAAACGGCGCAATTTTCGGCGTGCACGCTTAAATCTTGCCGTTAATGATGCCGCCAGAGAAGCCGGGCACGTTACCGCTCTTCATGCCGCCCTTGTACTCAGGCTGAGTTTCATTGGTGCCGGGCATTGGTACGGACACTTTGCCCGGAATTTCGCCTTTGCCTTGCTGCTGGTTGCTACCGACTGGTGCTCCGGGCGTAGAGCCCGGCATTGCTGCTGCGTTTTTCATCATTCCTCCTGCTGCGCGGATTAGATTACGGGATTGTGGGTTTGAATATTCTTGCATAGTAGTACTCCGATCAGGCCATCATGTTCGACTGCTTCGGCCGGCTGGCCGCTTCTTCATCCCAAGCCGCCTTGTAAGCCTCTGGCTTCTCAGTAGCTTGTTCCTCTGGGCTCTCGCCCTCTTCCTCGGCCAGCATGTTGTCAACGTAATCGCGGCACTCGGCCACGCTTTCGCAGACGTATGGCTGCTCCATCTCGTCGGAATCGACAGTGATCTTGCCACTGTCTTCCATCGTAATCGTGATTGTTTTCGCCATTTATGGGCTCCAGATAGACAAAAAGCCACGTCAATGCGCGGCTTTTTTGCACGTTTTTCGCGGACGCGGGGGTGCCCAAAAATTATATGATTTCCAATTAGGCACGTCAAGCGTCAATTTTCAAGCAAATAGTGTTGTATTTATACAACACATTGAAAGTTAAAGCTAGGAAACATGCGGGTCTTTTAAAAATACAAAGGCCCCCTTTTAAACATACAAAGTGACATTGACAGTGCTTGTCATCTATAGTTGAGTTGTTGGACAAGCAGTACCGCGAAAGATTCAGCGGGATACAAAAAGGAAACCACCGGAGTTCTGATCTAAGCGTGGTGAGCGCAAGGGACCAACCGGCAGACCGCTAAGACCCAGTCCCCGAGACTAGCGAGTGCGAAGGAAACCAAAGGGCAGCGTGCTGTTCTTTGGCGGCGCAGCAGGCTGCCGACAAATGCTTGCACTTTAGGGGATTGCAATGACACAAGAAATACTCGTACGTCGCAAATACTACGGCGACAAAAGCTGGACGGCAAAATCATTTGAGTCGTTTACGTTAAACGGCAAACTTGCTCGGCTAGAAGTACAGACCAGTAAAGCTTCGGACGGCCGGCTGTCAACGTCAGCGTCAGTTGGGTTTGTTACTGATTCGGGCGCAGTGATAACGGCTTTGTATTCAGATTTTTACAAATTGCTTGATATTTCAAAAACCCGTTGCACTGAAAAAGCTGTGTTTGATCAACAAAGCAAAGCAGTAGCCAATTGGGGCGCTCTTAAATTAGAAGTTATTAACTATTACGTGGAGGAAACAGCATGAAATACACAGTTGACTACTACGACGACGAAGATCGCCGGTTCTTCTGGGGCGTTACCGAATGGGTTGCAAACGAGCTCGGTGGCGCGTCAGGCCGGTTACTCGAAAAGTGCTCGACCGAAGCCAGCGCCGAGTCGCTTGCCCGTGCTTACACCATGATTTATGCATATTCCTACTGATGAGGCCGGGTGGTACCGGCCGAAACCGTCCCCCGGACGGTCTAGGAAACCCGTGCCGCCCGGCTGGCGGTAATCGTTTAGGAGAATCAAATGTCACATGAACTGACCACTAACGCTGATGGCCGCGTCGAATTTGCTTACTTAGCTTCAGACGGCACCCCTTGGCACGGCCTTGGCCAACCGCTGGCTGATGGTACCGATCTTGATACGTGGCGCCAAGCCGCTGGGATGAACTGGCGTATCCAGCGCAGCGAGATTCGCTACGCTGTTAGCCGTGACATCAACGCAGATAGCTTAGTCAAGCTGCCCGACCAGCACGTTCTGTTTCGCTCAGACAACCTTGACCCGCTGGGCGTTGTTTCCAAGCGGTATCAAGTTGTCCAGCCGGGTGAAGTGCTCGAGTTCTTCCGAGACATTGCAAAGGCTGGCGGTTTGGAGTTGTCGGCAGCCGGCACGATCTACGGCGGCAAGCGTTTTTGGGCTACTGCAAAAATTGGCGAAGCATCACCGACTTCGTTGACTGACAAAATCGGCGGCTACTTGCTGATCTCGACCTCTGCTGACGGCAGCTTGGCTACTGAGGTTCGTCGCACTACGGTTCGCACCGTTTGCAAGAACACGCTGGCTATGGCTTTGGGCGAATCAAAAGCGTCGGTCAAAGTGTCTCACCGCTCTGTGTTCAATCCTTCGCAAGTCAAAGACTTCATGGGCCTGAACGAAGCAGCGTGGGAAGCCTTCCGTCACAACGTCACGCGTCTGGCCAATATCAGCATTCACGAAGAGGAAGCCGGCGACTTCGTTGCTGGCCTGCTCGGTGGCGCTGCAAAAGTTCGCGAGACTGCCGGGTTCACCAAGATTCTGGACCTGTTCAACGGTTCCGGCATGGGTGCAATGAACGACGGCGTGTTCGGTACCGCTTGGGGCCTGCTCAACGCAGTCACTGAGTACGCTGATCACCACGTCCGTGCTCGTAACGATCAGAACCGCTTCGTCTCGGCTCAATGGGGCGCCGGCGCTGATCTGAAGCAGAAAGCATTAGCGAATCTGCTTGCTGCCTGACTGTAGCGTGTAGGGCATCCCCCGGGTGCCCTATGCAGTGCAGTTGCATTACCGCACCGGCCGGTCGCCGGTAATTTTTGGGAGTCACTACTATGAACGAATCGAATCTTGCAATGCTCGGCGGAATCGTCGATAAGCTCGCCTTGATCAAAGCGCAAATAGCTGATCTGAAATTAACCGAGACGCAACTCAAGCAGGACCTGATCGACAGCGGCTTCGCGTCGATTGATGGCACGCTCAACCGGGCAGCAATATCGGAATGCGACGGCAAGACCAGCGTTGACTGGAAAAAGATCGCTGAGAAGTTCAGCCCATCTCGCCAGCTTGTCACCGCCAACACGACCGTTGGCGATCCTTACTTCACCGTCCGTGTCTCAGCGAGGAAGTCATGAACTACATCAAGCAGCTTCAGTCTGAGATAGCTGACAACGCGGACCGGGCGGACCGGGCCCAAGAATTCCGTGCTTATCTGCAATCGTCGAAGTTTGGCCCCCAGTCGGACGGTACGCGTGGTGACTGGATCGCCACCACCGACGTGCTCCGCTGGTTGCAGTACATCGAAACCGCTTTATAAATTAGGAGATTGACATGATCGACTTTGAATTGATGGACGCCCTTGAGGGCGAAACACCACTTGACCCGTTCAAGTACTACAGCGTGCTGCAGTCCGCTATCAACGGCGGCACGGCATGGAAACTGCAAGGTGCATACGGCCGTGAGCTGATGGCCGCCATCGAGAACGGCTACTGCATGCTCGGCTTTGAGTCAAAGAAAGACTACTGGGGCAACACGGTACCTAGCAGGACCGACGTCAAGCCCGGCACGAAAGGCAGTTACGAGTACGTCGCAGACAGGTTCGGCAACATGTGGGCCGACACGATTGACGGGGGTTGACATGGACCCACGCGACTTTTGGATTTACGTTGCAGGTTTGATCGTCTTGATCGTCTGCGCACTTGACATCTTTATTTGGAGACCGTAATGAAATTAGCTGACCGCCGTTTACTGTATCAAATCGAAGGCACCGACTTTAAGATTGCCGTGCCCTATTCAATAAACACGGGTGCTTATTACAAAAGCAACTTTGAGTTGTTTGGTATCACGATGACCCTTGTATCGCCGCACAAGGGCAATCGCCCGGGGGTGCTCCGGGCGTCTGTGCCGTTGCCGCCGTCTTGGCTTGTTGACCTGTCCGGGAGGGCGCGATGAAAACAATTTACAGTTGTTTATTTGATGACAAAATGTCAGTTCAAGACGTTCTTAGGCGCATAGCTACGGACGGCGTGTTTGCTTTTAGTTGGCCTGACAATGCTGCTTTTAAAGTTGGCTTTGCTAAGTATCAGCGTATTCATGGTCACTTAGAACACTACTACAATGTTCGGTATGTGCGTAAAGATGATGAAATAATGATGGACTACGAAGACCCTGAGTCTTCAATTTTTAACGACTACGGGTGGCCTAAATGATTCAACTATCTTTCAACGATTTTATCGACACGATTGGCTGGTCCGAGGTAGTCAAGGACAAGCTTCGTTCGATGGCCTTGAGGGGCGACATAAAGTATCTGGCAGCTTGGGACAATGCAGGCAAGCCGTCGGCTTCCGCATTCACTGAACGCCCAGACCGTTGGCCGGCTAACCTAATCGGCGTTTGGTCTAGTCGCGGGGACGACCCCTTCCTCCCAACTAAGTCAAAAACCATGCAGGCAGTTGACCTAGTCACGGAAGACAAGCTATCCGTCTACGCTGCCGCAAAGCAGCTCGACATCAACCCGTCAGCAGTGCACCGTGCAATAGCAAGGCGCGTTGACAAGGACATCTGTCCATGTTGTCATCAAGTAATTAGAAATCCAGTTCAGCATTTAACTTCTTCATAATTGCCGCAGCAACTTCTCTTTCCATTCGAGAGATTGATTCAATCAACCAAAGGGTCGCCTCATCTGGTTCAACCAGCTTGACGCGGCCCTGTCCTTTACATACCCCGCACTCGACTTCGCTCAGTATCGGCGTCCCCGGTACGATCTCATACCCCCTCCCGTGGCACGGTTTGCACACATCATCGAGCCAATGCTTGACGACCATCTGCACGGTCTTTAGCGTATCAATCCCCGCAAAACGCATCGCAGTCAAAGTCAAAAGCCCGTCCAGCACTGACGCAAGTTCCCTCGTGTCGCCGCTAAACTTCAATCGCCACAGTGAAGCACCCAATGGCATCCCGGCGCCCACCATCCCGCATGCCCTGATGATATCGATATCACCGACCTCATTCTCATCGGCTTCCTGTAGATGGCTGGATGTTTGCGCTCTTGATATACGCTCTCTTGATGTCATGCCTTCCCTTTCAACTCATTAACCGCGTCAAGTAAAGCCTGCTGCATATCGCCCTTGGTCTCCAACACTTTGATGATTCTCTGATCTATCGTGTTGACGGCGACAATGTGATGCACTGTCACTGTGTTCTTCTGGCCCGGGCGATGCAGTCTAGCATTTGCCTGCTCGTATAGGTCAAGGCTAAACGGCAAGCCGAACCATACCGCAACATTGCCTCCCAGCTGCAGACCGTCAACACCGTGACCACCTGAAGCTGGGTGCATCAAAAGCAGCTTCACCTTCCCTGCCTTCCACTTCTCGAAGCTTGGCGCACCGTCGAACACAACCGCATCGGGGAAACGCTTGATGATTCTCGCTTGATCGTGCTGGTAGCTGGTAAAGCAAAGCACAGGCTCGCCCTGTTCGACGATCTCCTCCAAAGCGTTTAGCTTCGAGTCGTGTATCTCATGCACTCCCCTTGTGTCGTCATACACTGCGCCGTTGGCCATCTGGGCCAGCTTACCTGCCAGCACAGCGGGGTTGACCGCGTAAATGGCATCACTGACTAGCGTATGCTCGAGCTCGTGGTATCGGTCCATGTCGAAGCTCACCGGTATCACGTTATCGATTCTTTCAGGCATCTCAATGTCGCTGTCAATCGACAGCATCACGTCGGCCACAGCCTCATAGATCACCTTATCGGCACCGGGCTTTAGCTTCCACGAATAGATGATGCTGCCGTTCCGCTTGTCAGGATTGAAATACTTCTCACGGTACCTGCCGATCCCCTTCTCCAGCCTCTTGCCGCCATCCATCACACTGATCTGGGCCCACAACTCAAGCAGGCTGTTCGGTGTCGGTGTACCGGTCAGCATGTACAGGTGCTTGATGTACTGCCTGACAGAATTTAATGCCTTCCAGCTCTTACTGGCACGGTCTTTAAAACCCCGGTTCTCATCAATGATCACGCACTCGAACGGAAACCACCTGCCAAACTGCTCAACCAACCACGGAAAGTTCTCGCGGTTCACGATATACACGTCCGCCTCCCTCTCCAATGCCTCTAATCGTTGCGAGACGGGCCCCAGAACCTTCGAAACGACCAAGTGGCTGGTGTGGTACCACTTCGCAGCTTCGGCAGCCCACACGAGCTCTGAGACCCTCAGCGGGGCAACCACCAAAGTCTTGCACTTCAACTTATCGATGACTGTCAAACTGACAACCGTCTTCCCTGCACCCATCCTCAAAGCCAGCAACTGGTACGGTGTCGCCAGCATTCTGTCAATCGCCTGCTGCTGGTATGCCCTTGGTAAAAATTCCATCGATCTTTTCCTCTGAGTCAATTGTACGTACGTCAGCCCCTAAACTTATCAACATCGCATGAACCTTAATTTGCAATGCTGTGGCTTTCTTGCCGGGTGCTTTCATTTCAACAAAAATGATCTTGCCTTCTGGCAAGAACACGATCCGATCCGGGACCCCCGAAAAGCTCGGTGAGACCCACTTCAAAGCCAGCCCGCCGGCCTTCTTAACCCGGTCACGCAACCTCTTCTCCAGCTTACTCTCAAGTATTGTCATTTTGATATACGGGGTAACTGGGGTATCCGGGGAGGGCGTTCTATACATATATAGGATAACTACATACTTTTATTTATATATACTCATCCCTATAATATATAGAAAGTAGGTTACCCCAGTTACCCTATTAGGCTATAACCTATGACTGGCAACGGTTTTGGCGGGGGTAACTTGTTTTTAAGGTTACCCCCTAAGTTACCCCAGTTACCCCATATCCTCAATAAATGTTGCTGGTACAGCAAGCAATTGTCGGCCGTGCGACTTTCGACTCTGTCCTCCGTTCAATTTTCTCAACGCAAAACTTGCCGACATTGCTTCACCTCTGGTCGGGTCTTTAACTCCAACACGCATTAAAGCCTCTGTTGCGGTGACCCATTCCCACAGGTTACCCCCGTTACCCTGCAGGTTACCCCCTTTTTCCCAGTCAAATCCGGCTGCAATTCGCTCTTCAATGGGGTCAATTACGGTGAAATCCTCGTTGTGAATTGCAAGTTCTGCGACGTCTTCCATCGACAGATTGAAGCCTTCGCCGGCTGTCCAGATCGAGTGGAATTCAGCCCAAACTTGCTGCATGTCGAGCTCCCCATCAAGTATGAACCCATCGGCAGGCACGGTTAAAATACGCCGACTCCCGGTCTTATCGCCTAAAAACCAAGGCTCGTTCACGCTTCCCCCGAACACAGTGCGACGACCGAAGCACGACTCGACTGCTGCATACGGTCGACGAATCTTGTCTACTAGCTGGGTGATGAAAGCCTTCAATGCTGAGATGACGCTCTTCTGGAACGTGGCATCGAGTTCGCCCAGCTCCACGACCCAGTAGGTCAGGACGATGAAGATCGAGTCCTTCGACTTCAGGTCCAGAGTGTGGCCGGTCAGGATGACATCAAGCTCAGGCGGTGCAAGCCTCTGGAACCATGTTGTCTTGCCGATGTTCTGGGGACCGACGAAAGTCAGAATCCCTTGACCTGCGATACCGTCGGGGCTGAATGCTGCTGCCACTGCTTGGATCATCCACTTGCGCATCAGCTTGGCTTTGATCGGCGACTTGGATACGACTGTCGCGTAGAACTTCTCGATTCTGGACACGCCGTCCCAAGGCTTACCGCCAATCCATGCCGTGACCGGGTTGAATTGGTTCTCGTCTGCGATCTTGATTAGGAACTGAGCGACGTGCTTGGTCGGCATGCGTACGCGTTCGCACTCTGAGAGCATGCAGGCAAGAGCGGCATTGTCTCGGTTGTCTCTGGTGAACGACTGGTTCGGGATCAGTATCTCGATTGCTTTCTTGATGACGTTATAACGGACGTGCCAACCCAGCTGCTCGATCAAGGCACGCATGTTCTCGATTGTGCACAGTGGATGCCCTTCGTCGTTGAGATGGACGAACCCACCACTCCCACCCGCACCCACACCACTCCCACCCACACGCGACCGCACCCACCCTCTTACGGTGGAGATGGTCAGCTTGACTCCCAGCTCCTTGGCCTTGACCTGTATCGCGGCTGCCAGCTGTTCACGCTCTACGTCTGACAGGCCGCCATTGTTAGCTGCCGAAGCTGCGATCTTTTCCTGTAAGTCTTTCGGGTCTGTGCAGACTGACACCTGCTGGCTCAGGTCGAGCATTGCCGCGTCTCTGTCAACCTTGATCGCGACCTGCCTTGCTTCCTTGGTCTTCTTGAGAAGGGTGGCCAATGTCACGGCTCCACGACCTTGCGACCGTTGCGTGCTAAACGACCCCCACTTTGCCGCGCACACCCCCTCGATCCACTTCCCCGAGCCTGCGCTCCAGTTATCCCATGCTTCTAGCCATTCCGGGTCGCCTTCACCTTGGTGATGCAGAGCGGCACCGACAGACAGCCACTCAGCGTAACCGTCATCGGGGTCGATGTGGGGCAGCACTTCGTCGATCACTCTGTCCAAGTCCCAGCCGTCGAGCACTGGCCGGTAGAGCGCAAGAGACGCGATACCATCACCGCCACTAGCCACCGGCGCTGACATCCCTTCACCCCAGACCTTCTTGATCATCCAGTTCAGGTCCTGCTGGCTAACTGGCAGGTGACCGTGGCCTTCGAGCTGGTGACCGGTGACGGTGAAATAACGCCCGTCTCTGTACAGCTCGACACCGAATTCTTTCTTGGTGCGCGACGAGTCGAGGTTCGTGTGGCTGAATATCTTAATGCCGGTACCTGACGGCGACACCTCTGCATACCCGTCAACCTTGTCTAGCACTTCCTGAGCGAAGTCTGTCAACTTCCCCGTGACGGGGTCCCGACAGTCGTCGAGGTCGATACCATGCAAGTCGTCACCGAGCACGATACCGAGGCCGTCGAAGTCGTAAAGCATGTAAGCACCGGAGGCGGCGGCGTAGGTAGTCCACGTCCGTGGGTCGGTCGATGACGCTGGCTTACCGTCAGCGGTGAACGGGACCTTCGCCCAGACATGGGTGCCGTTCGGCTTGGTCTTCTTAACGTAACGCCAAAGGACCCACTTCGGGATCGACTTCAGGTCTTCCGGTACTGAGCTCCACTTGACTGGTAATGCTGGTGGTCTGTTCATAATTTTCTTGCCTTTATTTTCTTATGCGGCGTGCCAACGATGATTCGCTGGTTAGCCGGTACGCCCTTGCTTGCATCCGATACATACTTCGCCATCGAGTAGTCACGACAAATTAGCAGTACGACTCCTTGGTCGTTTAGGACCGTGTACATCCTGTCTAATCCGTCGTTAGTTAAGACCATTCTTGTCGATAACCGCGTGTATTACTTCGATAATTCCTCGCAGCTGGTACATGTAAGCGCACTCATCGCACTCCGGGTCACCGCATCCGGTATCGTCTATCGCGTCTTCTTGCTCTTCGAGAAATTCCAAAGCCAACATTAGTGCCGTGTCTTTGTTCATGTTTTTTCCTTGTAGTACAATCAAAATGCTAGGTTGTCCCTTGGTCTGGCGGCCTAGCGGTCATGAGGGAAACCGGTCTGAGGTTAGGCCGTTAGTACCCGTTCTTACCTTTTAGCTTAGCTTCGATGGCTCGGACTGTATCTGCCCATCCCGGTGGAAGCCTAACTGCTCCCGGCAACAGCGACATAATCTCCTCATCCGTCAGCCCTACCCATTCGCGCTGTGGAACCATTCTTTTACCGTCAGACACGCGTTGCACTTTGCCTTCGTTCCAATCGCGAATAAACTTTTCCTCAACATCGTCTTTGCAATTCATGTCGGCTTCCTTTCCCCTGTTTCAAATGCTTCCCTATTGTCTGCGCTATGGTGAATAACTAAGTTCAACTCCTCGTCAACTCTTGGGTTACACCAACACGTTGCTTCTCCTACATGCTCCCGAAGATCGTTTAACGGAACCACATGAGTTGAAGCCCCGTTCTTCTGCATTATGTTTGTCCATACTTGCCACGTCATGTGTTCTTCTCCTTTGTTTTATCTAGCATTGCACGTAGCTTGCCTTCAAAGTCTGAGGATCTCGCAGGCCACAGAAACTTGCGCTGGTCGATTGTCATGTCATTCCCATACATCATCGCTTTAACAAGTTTTGGTGTCATCGCTGTGTACTGCTTAGGGTTCGGTTGATCTGGGCAGATCGTTATTGTGTACGGTAATTTAGCCATTGTTCTTCTCCTTTATTTTTCCTCTTGCCCATACTGCGCCATTAAAAAACGACTCATCAAATACATGATGGTTGGCTTCGTTGCGTATCTCCTCATCCGTCAACCCCTGCCAT